GAGCCCCGGCACTTGGCTTGGCCGTGTTGCTCCCGGCACTACCCAGTTCTGCTGGGTCGACCGAACCATGCCCATGAACTCCTCGGCGGACAGGTCCTCCTTGAGGACCGCACCTTCGGGGGCCTCGACCGGGAACTCGATGACCCACTTGCCGTCGGGCTTCTTCACACACATGTGCGGGTTCGCGGCCTGGAATGCCTGGAAGACGACCTCCAGGGCGTCAGCCGTGACGCGACGGATGTAGCGTCGGGCGTGGTGCGGGTGGATGCCCGAGCCGACGTTGCCCAGCTCGAGGGATGTCGTTCCCGACGGCTTCACACACGTGGTGCGCGCGGCCTGGTTGATGCCGAGCAGGGCGGCGTATTCGCGATTCCACTCGACGACCTTGCCTGCGATGGTCCGCTGGTAGTCGGGGTTGCACGCGATGGCGGGCGCGTCCTGCATGCCGGTCATCCCGATGCCGAGCAGGGCGTCACGCCTCACGATCGCCTCGGTGACCTTGCCCAGAAACGGCATGTCCGTGTACGTCGCCTGCAACGTCCCAATGAGGGTGGCGGCCCAGGCTGCCTCGGAGAAGTCCTCGAACGAGGTGAGCTTCGCCGCGTTGATCTCGCAGAGGTTGCACATCGCCCAGCCCGTGCTGGTAGTGCCGTCCGCGTTGACGAGAACCGGGTCGAGGCCGATCTCAGCACACGGGTTGGTGACGTGACCGTAGTCGCTGACAAACAGGACGCCCGGCTCACCGAAATTCTTGGTCATCGAGAAGATGCGCTTGAACTGCTTCTCCTTGACCTCGTCGCGTTTGAGCACGACGGAGTTGTTGGCGTTGGCCAGCCAGGGCTCCTTGCTGTACCAGTCGCGGTCTGATTTGACGTACATCAACTCGCTGTCCTCGACGGAGAACAGGCAGATCATCGCAGAACGACGAATGCCGCCCGAGAGGACGGCATCAGCAGCGTGACACAGGATGCGATGGCACTCGATGGGACGAAGCTTGCGTCCTTGGGCGCTGTGGAGCACTCCGCGGACCCGTTCGAGCGCGAGCTTGAGCTTGGTGTGCCCTGGGGCCCTTCCGCCGCTGGTCTTGAGCGGGGTCCCTGCTGCGCGGATTTGGTGGTAGGCGAACTCGACGCAGTAGCCCCGGATGTACCCGTTGACGAGGGCATCGAGCGCGGCGGACCAGCCTTCGATGGTGTCGTCGATGACGTGGTGGACGACCTTCTTCGTGTCGATGTCCGCGAGCGGCGGAAGCTTATCCACGTGGTCGAACTGGACCGAGTAGCCGACACCACAACCGGACAAGAGCAGGAACATCGCCTCGGCGAAGACACGTGGACGATCGACCAGCGAGGCCGAGCAGTTGTAGATGCGGTTGTGGTTCGCTTCGATGGCCTTGCCGCCGAACTGCATCGATCGCATCGATGGAAGCACCTTCTTCTCGCGAACCAGGTCATGGGCCCGTTTGATGAGCGGCCGCATTTCCGAGATGTGTGCGAAGCGGCGTAGGTGCATCGCTTCGACCCGATCGACGGTCTCCTCGAAGACCTCACGCCGCTGGACCTCGGGCAGGTAGCGCGCGTACTTGCCTGCGTGGATGTAGCTGGAGACTGCAGTTGGGTCGGGCGTGCTGCGGACCCCCCGGACCTCGGTTCGCCTCTGTCGATAGATGATGTACGCCTTGGCGACCTTGAACTGGTTGGCGCGCATGAGCGCGACCTCAACCGCATCCTGGATCTGCTCGACGTCGGTCACGTCCGACCGGAGCGTGGCCGAGACGAACGCTGTCACCCGGTGCAGTGCTTCTTCATCGACCGCGCTGCCCACTTCTGCCCAGGCCTTACGAACCGCGCTCTCGATCTTCCCCACGTCGAAGGGCTGCGTCGTTCTGCCGTCCCGTTTGCGGACCGACACGGGTTGTACGACGGGGAAGTTGAACGAGGTGTCGGTAGATGGCACGGGCGGGCTCCTTGGGTTGTCAGATCGCGTTTGGGATCAAGCGTCGGAGACGGCGCTTGGGTTTCTTGGACTTGGGCGGGCTGCGCAAGGTGTGCAGGACCTCCATCTCGTAGCGGCGTTGAGCGGTGTTTTTCGCATAGGCCCGCGCGATGTGGGCCAAAAAAAACGCATCGGCTTCGTCGTCTCTGTTCCCGAAGTCGTGACCGAGACGTACCGCAGCTTCGAGCATCTTGCGCTTGTCCGCAGACGTAGTTCCGGTAGCAAATTTCTTGACAAGAACGGGCGGCACAACGACGTACGGCGTACAGCTCTCCACGAGCAGTACCTTGATCACGCCACCGATCTCGCCAAGCTCGAACACGTGCCCCGTGGAATTATAGCTGTAGCCCTCCATGGCCGCGTGCTCGACGCCCGACAGCAGGGAAACCACGCCGCGTTTGATGAAGGCGAGCCGTTCACCGTCCCGGAGGGCGTCCGGAGTGATAGTCACAGAGGTGACGATCTCCCCCTGGGGGGAGAGCAGACACAACCCAGTGCCCGTCAGCGATTGGTCGATCCCTAGGAACACGAGGGGACGGAAACCCTATAATTTTCATGCGCCGCGTTGCAAGCGGAGCCCTACACGCAACGCCGAAAACGGAGAGATCTCTTGGTCACTTTCACGCTTCACCAAGTTACGGCGATCGTCGAAGGTCCCGCGTATCGCGTGACCAATGAAGTCACGATGGCGCAGGGCGCGAGTCCAGCCACTTACGTCTTCAAGACGCTCACCCAGGAATTTTGCCACTACGCTGTCGCGGCCGACATGACCCAGTGGCCCGACAGTTACGACGTGGCCCGTCTCCTGGGCGCCGCGTTCTACCGCTTGCCCTTGGTTGCACGGACGTGGCACACCGTGGCCCTGATGAACCAGGACCTGGCCATGTCACTCCAGAGACTCCAGTTCCTGGCGGATGAGCTGAACGCGCAGCAGGGCTCGTTGACCATCGACCGCACCACCACCGTGCAGGGTCTCTAAGATGGCCGTCCTCGAACAAGAGCGCCACGTCGAACTGGTTCCTCGAGCGTCCGACACGATCCCGGGGTCCTACCAGTCGTTCGTGGTCACCAACCGGATGGTCTCGGCCGTCATCCCGGACGAGCTGCCCCACCTGAACGTGTTCGTGATGACCATCGCGGATCAGGAGGATCCGTTTCGGGACGAACTGGAGCGTGTTGCAAATCTCGCCGATCTGACGTCCCTGACGATCGGGCGGGACCCGGCCATCGCGGACGCGGCGGCGTTTGGGGTGGAGGAATCCCCCATCCTGTACTTGGCGGACTCGTCCACCAACCGATACGACACGCTCGAGACGGGCATCGACGCAGCGACAGCGTTCCGCGATCGCGTCAGCGCCCTCATCACCGACTGGATCTCGTTCCGCACGGTGTTCAACGCGCCCGATCCAACTCCGGCGTTTTACACGGTCCCCGTCGTCGACCCGTCGCAGAAGGACGTGCTCATCGCGGCGTATGCCGCGGCCAAACAAGCCGGCTACGCCCAACTTCAGACGAAGAATGCAGCCGACGCCACGCTCGTTCGCGCGCAGACGGACTACACCTACAAGTCCAGTCTGGTCAGTGGCATCGACACGATCGTCAACGGTTCGACGCTGACCAAGAACGCGTTTACCGCGGTCGTCGCTCAGTTTGGGTCGCTGCTCACCGCAGGCAGCGCGTTCTACGGCGCCAACGTGGGGCTTCTCGGCCTGACTGGCGGTCCCGCATTTCAAAGTGCGCTCTCGACGGCTCAGTCGCAGCAAGCGGCTATGCCGGGGTACCTGGGGTACGCCAATACAGTCGTCACCGATTCGACCATCTACCAAACCGCGCGCGTTGGTGACCTGACAACTGCAGCAAGCACGCTTGCAACTTCGGTTGCCGATCAGATCACACAGGCACAGGCACTCACGGCTGCAAACGCACTGACGGCAGCTGCGCTCGCCATGGTCTACGTGGTGTGTCCGGACTTCGATCCGACGTCGATCCCGTACGTTCCGGGTTGATCAAAAAAAGACGCCGGGGTGCATGCCCCGGCGTCTCGTCGTCGCAGACAAACAGCGAACTACGGGTACAGGATGTACCGCCGACCCAGGTTGTCGCACCGAAGGTCTATCAACGTGGCACGACGGATATCCTGCTCGCTATGATCGTCGCTTGTGCGTACGGCGGGACACTCCTTGCCATAGCTTCCACGCGCTGAGTACGTACGCACAGCGATGTCCGATTCCCGCATGTCCTTGATGAATTGGACGTGACGTTCGTTGTTTTTGAACTGCTTGAGCAGCTCCGCGTACGTCTCCTCCATCTACGTATTCTCCTTGAAGGGGTCGAAGGTGCTCGATTCGGCGGCACGACGAAAGTCGCTCGCCCAGTCGATGATCACACACATCGACGAGGCCACGAGTGCGGCGTCATCGCCGTTGTCATCCAGGATGCCCTGGATGAACTCGGCGAGGAGCTTCGCCTCAGAGCTGTCGTTGGTCTTTTCCAACGCCTTCTCGAGGAGCACCTTGAGTGCGCTCACGCAGCGGCCTTGGCCTGCTTGGTGAACAGCAACTGCCCCGCGATCTCCTCCAACTCGAGCCGGCGCTCGGGCGTCGCGGCGCTCTTGGCGAACCAGCTCACGGCATTCGACAGCCGCGCCTGGGTGGTGCCCCGGGGGAGCATCTCGACGTCGCCGTCGGTGAACAGCTCCTTCACCTTGTCGACCTCGCCCTTGAGCAAGCCCATCTTGGGCAGCTCCTGCCACGCCTGCTTCGGATCGATGCGGGCCTCGAGCGCCTCACCGATGCGGGCGACGAGCGCGTTCACCTTGGCAGGCGCCAGGACCTGGTGGACCATATCGTGGACGGCAGAGACCTGCGTCCGGGTGTCCAGCAGGTAGGTCTCCTTGCTGTACTCGATGTCGTCGGACAGGCGCTTGCCCAGGTGAACCTGACGCATGACCTGCTCGAGGGTCGCGGTGTTCGTGCACACCAACCGGGTGCAGAACGCGTTGAGCCCGAGCACGCCCTTGCCGAAGTCCGAGTTCGAGAGCTGGAGCCCGAACGCCAAGACCTCCTCCATGCCACGCTTCGCGGCGGGCTGGAACACCATCGGCAGGATGGCCTTGACGGCCCAGCGCAGATCGCCGCCGATGCCTTCGACGGGCACCGCACCGATGTCACCGCACGCCTTCGCGAACGCCTCGATGATGGGACCAGAATCCATCCGCTTGAAGCTGTTCGACAGAACACCGCGCACCTGGTCACCGACCGACCGGACGAGGAGTTTCTTGTTCTCCTCCTCCTTGAAGATGCGGGCCAGGTTCTCGACGATCAGTTCGCGGCCGTAGGGCCTCTCGAGCAGTCGGTTGACGTAGGTCCCCGGCACGCCCGCACGCTCGCAGACCTGGTCGAGCGCGTTCTTGTGGAGCCCCTCCTGGAAGAAGTGCTTGGCCTTCTTGTTGCGGAGACCCATGACGATGGTTCGGTCATCGCTGCCGTCCACCATGAACTCGAGGGTGGTGGAATCCGCCACGCGGTCGACGGGGGTCTCACGCTGCACCTTCTCGATGACGCTCATGGCGCTGTGCTGGGTGTTCTGGATCATCTCCTCGAGCTTGACCTTGAAGCCCGCGGTGGCCTCGCCGAGGGCCACGTCGTAGTCTTTTTCGCTGTGATGGATCATTTGATTGCTTTCTTAACAGGTAATAAGACGCACCATAGGCACGTCACGGGCTTGTGTGTTTTGCGGACCTTGCCGGTCCGCGGATGTTGTCTCGGACGCGGAGTCGATGAGCCGTGGTGGACGACACCTTTATCGTCAACCCAGTTCACATCAACCCTTGTAGCGTTCGTTGTGTGACGGGTCGCAGACGATGATCTCGCCGTAGTCTTCGTGGAAGTCCTCGCTGTGGTGCGGTGTCACGAGCCACAACACAGGGATTTCGGGGGGAAGTCGATTCTCCCGGTCGACCGAGGGCGCGTAACCATCCGTGTAGATCACGACAATATCTGGGGCCTTGTCCTCTTCCTTCATGTACTGGTTCATGTGGATGAAGTAGGCGTCGAAATCCGTACCGCCACGCCCCACCACCTCCTTGGGGATCTCGTCGCCGGTATGCAGCAACACATCCATGTGCGTGGCTGCATCGCCCTGCATGTAACGAATCTCCAT